AAAGGCAATCAGCTAATCCTGGAAAGTAAGATATCCGAGCAAAACGAATCAATTAAACAATACTTAGCTAAACAAGAACAACTGTCCGCGAGTCTTGGCGTATTAGAAGCCGATAAACAAAACGCACTCCGTGAAGTAACTAAACTCAGAAACACATTTGCTAAGCACGATCTTGATAACCTTGCACTAAACAAACCTAAACTTGTTGAGAAGATGGTTAACCGTGGTACTAAACGAGTAATAGATAATCTTGTAGAGTTGACCACGGTCAGTGAGGAGGAGCCAAGTGGATGATGAAGAACTTATTGAAAAAATTTAGTATTATTGCGTTGTTCGCGGTCAGTGGTTGTTCGCTCTTTCCTACTGTAAAACCTGTAGACGTAAATACGATAGCGTTACCTGCTCCTATGTACCACCCACCGTTACCTATGGAAATCCAAGCGACCGAGGTAACATTTGAAGTGTTAACTCCCGAGATCATGGAAGAATACCTACAACTTGTTAAAGACGGTAAAGCTCCTGCGGTTGCTTACTATGCGTTGACTACACAACAATACGAAAACCTTTCGATGAATATGGCAGAGATCACACGCTACACAAAGAACGTTTTAGCGATTGTAGAGTATTATAGGGAATACGATGAGTAAAGGTTCTAAACGACGTAAAGGCGATGACGCCAAAAAGTACGCAGAGAACTGGGAAAAGATATTCGGAAAGAAAGATGCCAAAAACAGTACCAAAGTTCAACAAACCGCTAATATTCGGGTATTACATTCACGCTAGACCTGAACTAGGCGAGATCAAATGGCAATGGTCAGATCAACGTAAACAGTTTTGGGAAGATTGGATTCCTAAAGATAAAGATCTAATTATTCATACTAAACTATCCGCGGACCACGAACAGTTGTTCAGGGATGCCTTTTGGCAAGACATGGAAGATGAAATACGGAATACGAAAGATAGCCTTAACGCACGTGCTCGTGAAAGACGAGCTAAGAAAAAAGCTAACGCGAACCAAGGATCCCACCCCGCCGCTTAACTGCTTTACTTTAATTCGTTTTACATTTAGTTATTAGTTAGCTTATACTTCGATGATGGCGACACCTGAATCTATTGCAGCACCTATAGAAAACCGTTTCGGTGATTACAATCCTTTAATGGATTTATTAAATCAATTAAATCCTTCATTACAAAACGATCCTGTTTTTCAAAAAGTTTCGGGTGCGGCAGGTTTTATGAAAGATTTAATAGAAGACCCGTTTAACTATTTAGGTGGTGGTGCAGGAGCAGGAGCAAAACTTGCGATTCCTCCACTTATTGCTAAATACAACGATGAAATTAGAAAACTTAAATTTAATTACGGTAGAGAAATGCGTAATGCAGACGGTGGCGACGGACAGTTTGCTATCGATGCTGCAAATAAAATAAACCGTAAAATTAAAACGTTAACTAATAAACGCGATAAAGCTATTGGTAATATAAAAGATCCAGGAGAACGAAAAGCTGCAGAACTTAGTTTAATAGATATTTTTCATGGGAGTCCTAAAACAGGTATTGAAACTTTAATGCTTCCTAAAGAATTAAATAAACTTAGAACAGGAGAACGTTTTCCTTCTTCTGGGGGTGTATACACAGTTGGTAATATAGCCGATCCCCGACTTAAATCATTTTCTGAAAAAGGTTCGGCTTATAGAATTAATCCCGATTTCAATAAAACACTAGATATAGAAAATATGCCTTCTGACGTTAGAGGTTCATTAGATGATATGTTAAATTATATATCTAGACCAAGTAGAGACACGGGCAAAAACAATATGCCGCTTAGAAGAATGCAATATCAATTAGATACGATGTTAGAGGGGGGCTTAGGAAGCGTAAATAAAACTCCTGCACAATTTTCTGAAGATATAGCGAATCAATTAACTAAAATGGATTATGATTCAATCGTTTTCCCACCTAGAAATTTTAAAGGAGAAGGTGAAACAATTCTTTCGTTAAACCCGAGTAATTTAAACATAGCTGAAGAAATACCTTTTGATCAACTTGATGATTTTATACGAGCGTATATAAACCCTAAATGACTTCTAACGCAGTTAAGTTAGCAGCCTTAAAAGAAATAGACGTTTCTCATTTAAGTAAGGCAGAAGCTAAAGAGTTTACGATTCTTTTAGAAGAATTAAGTAAACGTGAATTCCAAGAAAAATCAACAAGTACTTTTATGGAGTTTGTTAAATCTATTTGGAAAGAATTTATTAACGGAGACCATCACGTTAAGATGGCTAAGGCTTTCGATGATATCGCTACAGGCAAACTTAAACGTTTAATTATTAATATGCCCCCTCGTCATACTAAATCTGAGTTTGCATCACATTTGTTCCCCGCATACTTATTAGGTAAAAATCCTAAATTAAAAATTATAGAAGCAACCCATACCGCTGACCTTGCGGTTAACTTCGGACGTAAAGTTAGGGATTTAATTGACGGAGAAGAATACCATGAATTATTCCCTGAAACAGAACTAAAAGCAGATAGTCGTTCTGCAGGTAAATGGTTAACGAATAAAGGCGGTGAATATTACGCAGCAGGTATTGGTGGTGCGTTAGCAGGAAGGGGTGCGGATTTATTTATTATTGACGATCCACATTCGGAACAAGACGCTATGTCTGATAAAGCCATGGAAGAAGCTTACGAATGGTTTATGGCAGGTCCACGACAAAGGTTACAACCTGGAGGTGCAATCGTTATTGTAATGACCCGTTGGAATAAAAAAGATCTTACAGGACGATTAATTAAGAAAATGGCACAAGATCCTGGAGCAGACCAATGGGAACTAATTGAGTTCCCTGCTATTTTACCAAGCGGTAAACCGTTATGGGATAATTTTTGGAAATTAGAAGAACTCGAAAGTATAAAAGCATCGGTTAGTCCAGGAAAATGGGCGGCTCAATATATGCAACGACCTACGGGTGAGGGTATTTCGATTATACCTAAAGACTGGTTTATGATCTGGGACGAAGAAAAGCCACCTAAATGCGATTACTTAATTCAAAGTTTTGATACAGCGTTTCTAAAAAGCGAAAGAGCTGACTATACTGCTATTACTACTTGGGGTGTGTTTTACCCTGAAGGTAAAATAGGGGAAGAACATTACCACGGCAACGAAGCTCATCTAATATTAATAGATTGCGTTAAAGAACGTTTTGATTTCCCTGAACTAAAAGCCGAAGCTTTACGTTTGTATGAATATTGGCAACCTGATACGATGATTATTGAAGCTAAGGCTAGTGGTATACCATTAGTACAAGAATTACGTAGAGTTGGTATACCTGTAAATACTTTTTCTCCTGGAAAAGGACAAGATAAAATTGCTAGGCTAAATTCTGTTTCACCTATTTTCCAAGACGGGCGTGTTTGGGTTCCTGATAATCGTTGGGGAGAAGAACTCATGGATGAAGTTTCTGATTTCCCTAACGGAGAAAACGATGACTTAGTTGATGCGACTACTTTAGCGTTAGCTAGGTTCAGAGAAGGTGGGTTTTTAACACTTTCGAGTGATTATTTTGAAGAGGAAGAACACTATCAAGGTGAAAGGGTTTATTATTGAGGAAAATCATACTATGATGTATTACCATGGCTATTGAAAAACAACCAATTCCTATGCGTTCTAGTTCTGAAGACCCAATCGAACTAGAATTAGTACAGCAACCCGAAGAAGAAACTGAGCTTTTCGTTCAGCCTGACGGTTCTATTGTACGTGGCAGCGATATGGAAGAAGAAACACCTTCTAAGTTTGGCGAAAACTTAGCAGAAGTTTTAGACGACCGTGAATTAAACACGATAGCCGCAGAATTAACTTCATCTTACGAAGAAGATTTAGATTCTAGAGATGATTGGTTTCAAACATACAGCGAAGGTTTAGAATTATTAGGTATAAACTCAGATTCTCGATCACAACCTTTCGCTGGAGCTTCAGGAGTACACCATCCGATCCTTGCTGAAGCGGTAACACAGTTCCAAGCCCAAGCTTATAAAGAAATGTTACCCGCAGGTGGACCTGTAGATACAGAAGTTTTAGGAATTACCGATAATGCTAAGATGGAAAAGGCAAATCGTGTAAAAAACTTCATGAATTACCAAATTACGTACAAAATGGAAGAATATGACCCAGAAATGGATCAATTACTCTTTTATTTGCCGCTTTCAGGCTCCGCTTTCAAAAAAGTTTACTACGATCCTGCATTAGGACGTGCTGTTGCACGTTTTGTTAAGTCAGAACACCTTGTTGTTCCGTATTACGCAGTAGATTTACTTACAGCACCAAGAATTACCCACGTAATTCATATGAACGAGAACGAATTACGTAAATTACAGCTTTCAGGCTTTTATAAAGACACCGATATGATGTCGCCTACCAGTAATCCTGATTTAACCGAAGTAGATGATAAAATTGACGAACTTCAAGGGTTAACTAGAACAATAAGCGACGAAGAATTTACTTTATTAGAAATGCATGTCAATTTAGACCTTGAAGGGTTCGAAGACGTAGACGCTAACGGTGAAGAAACAGGATTAGCTCTGCCATACATCGTAACTATTTGTAAAGATAACAATAAAATTTTAGCTATTAGACCTAACTACAGTGAAAACGATCCAATGCGTAAAAAGACCGAATATTTTACTCATTATAAGTTTCTTCCAGGATTAGGTTTCTATGGTTTCGGTTTAATTCACATGATGGGCGGATTAACTAAATCAGTTACCTCTATTTTACGTCAGTTGATTGATGCAGGGACACTTTCTAACTTACCTGCTGGTTTTAAATCAAGAGGATTAAATATTCAACGTCATGATGACCCGTTACAACCTGGAGAGTGGCGTGATGTCGATGCTCCTGGAGGAAGACTTCAAGATGCATTTTTACCTTTACCCTATAAAGAACCAAGCGGTACTTTAGCTACTTTATTGGGTTCTTTAGTAGATTCTGGTAAAAGATTTGCAGCAACGGTAGAAGATCCGACAGGTGATGGTAATTCTGAAGCTCCTGTAGGCACAACCGTAGCATTAATGGAAAAAGGACAAAGAGTTATGTCCGCAATTCATAAAAGATTACATTACGCACAAAGATGTGAGTTTAAAATCTTAAAAAGAGTATTTGGCGAGTTTTTACCGCCTGAATACCCTTATCAAGTACAAGGTGCTTCTGAAAACGTTTTTAAAGAAGATTTTGATAGTTCTGTAGACGTTATACCCGTTTCTGACCCAAATATCTTTAGTATGACGCAAAGAATTACTTTAGCTCAAACACAACTACAAATGGCACAAGCAGCACCGCAATTACACGATTTACGTGAGTCTTATCGTAAAATGTATTTAGCTTTAAATATAAAAGATATTGATGCCCTACTTCCACCTGAACAAGAAGTACCTCCGCGTGATCCTATTAGTGAACAACAAATGGTATTAACGGGTAATCCGATTAAAGGGTATGAGTTTCAAAACCATGAAGCCTATATAGCCGCACATAGTGCGTTTTTACAAAATCCGATGGTACAACAAAATCCAGTAGCTACTCAAGCGATTGGTGCAAATATTCAAGAACATCAAGCGATGTTGTATAAACTACAAATAGAACAAGCAATGGGTCAACCGTTACCAGAAATACAAGACGGACAAATGCCTCCTGAAATGATGAACGAGATTGCATTAATGGCACAAGCTGCAACGCAACAAGTTACAGGTCAAGCACAAGCGATGGCAGCAGCAATGCAAACACCAGATCCACAAAGACAGATGTTCGAACAACAACTACAACTTGAAAGAGAACAGTTGATGCAAAAAGAAGGCGACGATCAAAGAGATTCACAACTAGCCGCAATGAAAGCTGAACTAGACGCACAAATTAAACGCGAGAAAATAGAAGCTGATTTAAGAGTACAAGATACTAAAGCTGCTATAGACTTACAAGAACTTGAGCTGAAAGCAAAAGCTGATGCTGATAAGAACTACACCGAACTAGTAAAAACAGTTAGGGAAAGTAGAAAACAAAACGGAGAAAAATAATGCGAGATTATTACGATAACGATAAATATCCTTCACCATCACCAAAGAAAACAAAGGCGTCTCCTAGTTTTCCTAGTGTAGAGGATACAACAAAAACACAATCTGTTCAAGCAGGTGAATGCTTAGACAAACCTGAAGAAGCTAAAGTAAAAGCGGCTTATGGACAGACAAAAGGACTTCTTTGGTATCGTTCTATTAAATAATTAATGGACTATATCTTAGCAACGGAGCATTTGCTCCGTAAATACCGTGAGAGAAAAGAAGCTCTCATGCAAACATTGGCTTCTGGAAGTGTTGAGAATTTTGAACAATACCAAAGGATAGTCGGTGAAATAGCAGGTTTGAGTTTTTCTGAACAGGAAATTCAAACCCTACATTCTAATATGGAGGATGCAAATGACTAATAATGTCGAAACAACAACTGTTCCAGATAGAGTCGATAATTTTGGTAGTAATGGGGTTAAAGCAGAAGAAGCAATAGAACCAACAATTACTCCTGAAAATATTGCCTCTCATGCAAGTTCGTTACCACGTCCTACGGGGTATCGAATTTTAATATTACCTTTTACACAATCTTCAGTAACAAAAGGTGGAATTCATTTAGCAAAACAAACCGTTGATAAGGAAAGGTTAGCAACTGTTGTTGGTTATGTAGTAGCTACAGGACCTGATGCTTATAGTGACCCACATAAGTTTCCTGAAGGAGCTTGGTGTAAAGAAGGTGATTGGGTTATTTTCGGTAGATATGCTGGAGCTCGTTTTCAAATAGAAGGTGGCGATATGCGTCTTTTAAATGATGACGAAATCTTAGCTTGTATCGATGACCCAGAAGCAATTTTATCATAACAAACTTGAGGAGGACTCATGCAAAATAACGAAGCCGAAAAAATAGAATTAGAACTACCCGAAGGGGAAGTTGATATACGGGAAGCCGATGTAGACGATTCAATTAAAACTGAAGTAGTCGAAGAAGCTCCTGTAGAAGAAGTAAAAGATGAATTAGATACGATTTCTGATTCAGTGCAAAAGCGTATTGATAAGTTAACTTATAAGATGCGAGAAGCAGAAAGACAGCGAGATGAAGCTGTAAATTATGCTCAAAGCGTTAATCAAACAGCGACTAGTTTAAAAGAAAAGTTAAAGAATTCCGATTCTTCCCTTTTCAAAGAGTACGATAACAGGGTACAATCTGAAATTGATGGAGCAAAGAGACTTTTAAAAGATGCACAAGACGCAGGAGATAGTGAAGCAGTTGTGGAAGCAACTACAGTTCTTTCTCGTGCTACCGCTGAAGCAGAAAATCTTAGAAGGTTACAAGCTCAACAACAAGTTCGGGCAAAAGCTCAGCCACAGGAAGTACCTGTTGAGCCCTATCAACCGACTTTACAGCCACAACAAGCTGCAGGACCAGATCCTAAAGCTGAAAAATGGGCTGAAAAGAATACATGGTTTGGAGATGACCAAGCAATGACATTTGCAGCATTTGGAATACATAAAGAATTAGTAGAAGAAGGGGTAGACCCAACTTCAGATAATTACTATGTCCAAGTTGACAATCGTATGGCTGAAAATTTCCCACACAAGTTTTCTAACGAGCAATCTGCCCCCGTGCAACAGGTCGCTGCTTCTAGCCGAGGGGCTAGTGGTAAAAAAACATCACGCAAAATAAGGTTATCACCAAGTCAAGTAGCAATAGCTAAAAGACTGAATGTGCCGCTAGAAGAGTATGCTAAGCATATTGAAGGAGTATAAAATGACAGAAGAAAATAAAACAGAAGTCACCACTGATCGTAACTCACGATCTGCAGAGACACGAGCCTCTCAAACTCGCAGAACCCCTTGGGCTCCCCCGTCTATGTTAGACGCACCCGAAGCTCCTCCTGGATATCAATTTAGGTGGATTCGTGAAGCTACTAGAGGAATCGATGATAAATCTAATATGTCTAAACGTATTAGAGAAGGATATGAACCTGTGAGAGCAGAAGATTATCCTGATTTCGAAGCCCCAACTATTGATAGTGGTAGCAACACTGGAGTAATCGGAGTCGGAGGATTAATTCTTGCTAAAGTTCCAGTTGAAACTGCAGCAGAGCGTAATGCTTATTTTAAAGATCAAGCAGATACAGCGATGCAAGGTGTTGATCAAAACTTTATGCGAGAAAGCGATGCTAGAATGCCTATTAAGGATAGTGATATCCAAAGGACTTCTAAAGTCGCCTTCGGTAGTAAGCCTACCGATGCAAAGTAATTAATAATAACAATGTATATAGACAAAGGAGAAAATAATGGCTAATACAGATAAACCAGATGGTTTTACCCCTGCGTATCATATGTATGGTGGTGTTATTCGTCCTGCAAAAATGAGAATCGCTAGTGGCTACGGAACTGCTATTTATAGTGGTGATGTCGTTACTCTTTCAAGCGGTTACGTTAATCAAGCAGGTGCGACTAGCACTCCTATAGGTGTGTTTTACGGGGTATACTATACCGCATCTGACGGAACTCCAACTTTTTCTAAAGTTTGGACTGCGTCAACTGCGACACAAGGGAGTGCCGATGCAGAAGCTCTCGTTTACAATGATCCCGCGATCGTTTACGAAGCTCAATTTACAGCTGGAACACCAGCAGTAAGTTTTATCGGCTCTAAATATACTCTTTCTACAACTGCTGGTTCTGCAACCAATGGCAGATCGAAGGAAGGGGTAACCGCGACAACATCAAGTGGTGTAGCGTTATGTGTGGGCTTCGCCTCGCAACCAAGCAACTCAATAGCTGCTTATGCGAGAGGACTCTTTACATTCCCTACTAACACATTTGCTGTCTAATTAAGGAGATAAATAATGGCGATTAACAGAGCACAGCTAGTCAAAGAACTAGTACCTGGACTCCATGCTCTCTTTGGATTAGAGTATGAAAGGTATAATAACGAACACGAAGACATCTTCGATACTGAGAACTCCGAAAGGGCTTTTGAGGAAGAAGTGATGTTAAGTGGATTTGGTGAGGCACCGACTAAAGGAGAAGGAGCAGCGGTCATTTATGATACAGCTCAAGAATCCTGGACATCTCGTTTCACGCATGAAACAATCGCACTAGCGTTTGCGTTAACAGAAGAAGCAATCGAAGATAATCTCTACGATACACTTTCTTCACGTTACACAAGAGCACTAGCACGTTCGATGCAACAAACCAAGCAAGTTAAAGCAGCTAATGTTTTAAACAATGGTTTTAGTTCATCGTATGTAGGCGGAGACGGTAAAGCTCTTATGACTACCGACCATCCGACTGTTGCGAACGTTGATTTAAGTAATGAGCTGTCTACAGCTGCTGACCTTAATGAAACTTCTCTAGAGCAATCATTGATTGATATCGCTGGATTTAAGGATGAAAGAAACCTTAAAGTGAATGCACAAGCAAGGAAATTAATTATTCCACCTGCTTTGCAATTCGTAGCGGATAGATTGATGGAAACTCCAGGAAGAGTTGGTACTTCAGATAACGATATTAATGCAATTAGAAATATGGGAATGGTCTCAGAAGGCTACGTTGTAAATCATTATCTAACAGATACTGACGCTTTCTTCATCAAAACTGATGTTCCTAACGGGTTAAAACACTTCGTTAGAACTCCTGTATCTACTAGTATGGAAGGCGACTTCGAAACTGGTAACGTAAGATACAAGGCGAGAGAACGTTACAGCTTTGGTTGGAGTGACTGGAGAGGTATCTTCGGTTCACCAGGAGCCTAATTCATTAACGTGAATTCATTAAAGGGGAACTTCGGTTCCCCTTTTCTTTTTGTAGGCATTCGTATACAATCAAAAGACTAGGATATATTAACCTGTTCTACAGACTGACCTAGCAGACAAGCCGAGACAGTAGAACTTATTTCCACGGAGGAAATTATGGCAAAATCAACCTTTTCGGGTCCTGTACAATCATTGGCAGGATTTATTTCAGCAGGTAACGCTAACGTCGTTAGCTTAACTGCCGATACTACTCTTACAGTAGCAGCACATGCAGGTAAAGTTCTTGTATGTAATGATGCTGATGGTAAATTTACACTACCTTCAATCGTATCAACTGCTCCAGGAAGTAATGACGACCCTAACCAATTAAATAACTTAGGTGCTACATTTACTTTTGTAGTAGTCACAGCAGCAACAGATATGGATATTTTAACTGACGGAACAGATAAGTTCGTTGGTGGGTTATATACAGGTGTTACTGATGCAACAGGTAAAACTTTTATTTCTGGTGCATCTAACGATGTTATCACTATGAATGGTTCTACTAAAGGTGGACTTGCAGGTAGTATCGTTAAAGTTACTGCTATGGCAAGTGCTAAATACGCAGTAGAGGGAATTATTTTAGGGTCAGGAACTTTAGTTACACCATTTGCTGACGCTTAATCTTAATATAGGAGATTAATATGAGTTCATCAGATGTAAAAGCGACCGTAGCTTTAGCTGCAACAGGACAATTACAAGGATTTATTGGTTCTGGTGCGGGTACTGCTACTAATTTAGGTCCAATAAGAATTCAGTCTGTTCAAGCACAAGCAAGTGCTGCAGATGGTTCTATAAAAATCTATGACGGAACGAGTGCAAGTGCAACTAAGTTACTTATTGAGTTTAAGTTCGGTTCAGCAGCAAATGAGTCTTTTGACCATTATTTGCCTAACGACGGAGTAAAATTTGATACAGGAGCTTATGTTGTGTTGGCTAACTGCGACTTTTTTGTAGCATACTACAACTAACATGGCAACCTCGGGAACTCGTGCATTTAGTTTAGATGTAGCGACCGCAATCGAAGAGGCGTACGAACTTGCAGGATTAGAAGCTCGTACGTCTTATGATGCTGTTACAGCACGTCGTTCTATGAATATAATGTTTGCCGATTGGTCAAACAGAGGTATTCAAATGTGGGAAGTAACCAAAGTAGAGTTAACTCTTACAGAAGGTACTAATGAATATACTTTAAACTCTTACGATATTGATGTTTTAGACGCTTACGTAGAAAGAACAGTAAGTGGTATTGTAACTGATTACCCTTTAGACAGAATAGATCGAAATGAGTACGTAGGTATACCAAATAAAGCAACTAAAGCACGTTCTACAGAATTTTGGTTAGAACGTAAAAAGTCTCCCGTTATTCATCTTTATCCAACGCCCGAGAACTCAACGGACAAACTCATTTACTATGTTTGGCGTACGATAGAAGATGCTGCGGCTTCTCTTAATGATGTAGACATACCTACAAGGTTTATGCCTTGTTTAGTATCTGGGTTAGCTTATTATCTTTGTATAAAGAAAAACGTTCAGAAACTTCCTGTTATACAAGATTTATATGAAAGAGATTTAGCTAACGCTTTACGTTATGATGAAGATCGTTCTAATATCAGACTAGTCCCTAAACAAGAGTATATCTAATGGCTTACGCTTCAGGAAAATATGCTTATTTTATCTGCGATACTTGCGGATTTAGATACCCATATAAAGAAGCACGAGGAACTTGGGAAAACAATAGAGTTTGTCATGAGTGTTATGAACCTAAACATCCACAACTAGACCCACCAAGTATAGGAGCAGATGCAGAACTTCTTTGGAGACCTAGACCCGATGTTCCTTTACCTCAAGCAGGTTTAGGAGTTGTTACGACAATAGACCCATCAACAGCAGTTATAGCCAGTACAACAAGCCCGAGCGGAACTCGAACAATGACATTTACAGATGATCCAATAGGTAGTAAGTTTGAAGGAGAAGTGGGGACAGGTTCAGTGGGTGATGTAGAGGTAACAACATAATGGCAAATGGGTTTACATACAGTGGTTTAGAAACAGCAATTCAAAATTATTTAGATAATACTGAAGCTACGTTTGTTAGTACCTTAGATACTTTTATTCAAACGACAGAAGAAAGAATTTTAAAAGCAGTTCAACTTCCTGTGTTTCGTAAAAACTCAACAGGAACAGCAACAGGCAGTAATACTTATTTAGCGATGCCTTCTGATTTTTTATCTCCGTTTAGTTTAGCTCTTATTGATGGTTCAGGAGCGTATAGCTATTTATTGTTAAAACACGTTTCCTGGATTCGAGACTACACTCCAACACCAACAACAGAAGGAGACCCTTTATATTACAGTCAGTTCGATGAAAACACCTTTATTCTAGCTCCTACCCCATCAACTAATTTTACTTTTGAATTACATTATTATTACAGACCTGAGTCTTTAACTCAATTAAGTGCCGATGGCAAAAGTTGGCTTTCTGAAAATGCTCCGAATGCAATGCTTTATGGTTCTTTAGTTGAAGGTGCTGTATTTATGAAAGAAGCCCCCGATACTATTATGTTGTACGAACAAAAATTCCAAGAAGCTCTTGCGATGTTAAAAGTTTTAGGAGAATATAAAGACGTTAGAGATGAAGCAAGACACGATCAAATTAAAATACAAATGCCCCAATGAAAGAACTAGAAGGTAAAAACATAGCCATCGTTGCGATGGGTCAAAGCCAAATAGATTTTCATTTATCTCAAACACACAGCGTAGAGTTTGATGAAATATGGGCAGTAAATGCCATGATCGGTGTTTTACCTAACATTGATAGAGCTTTTATCTTAGACCCCATGAGCCGATTCTTAGATACAGAAGATGCGGGCACCATGACCCCAATGATGAGAAAGAAATTACCTAAATGTAATTTTCCTATATACACCTGTGAGTTAGACGAAAGAGTTCCTGCCGCAATAGAGTACCCCATAGAATTAGTTGTTCACGATTTAGGATGTTCTTACTTTAATAACACAATCCCATACGCAATAGCTTTTGCTTTATGGAGTAAGGTTAGTAAAATTTCTCTTTTCGGGATTGATTTTACCTATAGAACCAATATGCATTTTGCAGAAGCAGGTAGATCATGTACAGAATTTTGGTTATCTAAATGTATTGATGCAGGTATGCAAATAGAAGTAGCTCCAAGATCATCGTTACTTGATACGGATATACCGATGCAAGAAAAGCTATACGGGTATCATAGACTTGATGATCCAAAAATAACTTATCAAAACGGTTCAACAATGAGCGTTTGTAAACTTTCTGAAGTTGAAATGAAAGCTCCAATTAAACCAGTAGGCATAATCAATAGAAATGATTTAGAATTGAATCCTGTGGAACCAAAGGAGTATTAATATG